TTTTTCTAAGAGGGAGGAAAACCATCATGGAACAGGGCATAAACTTAACACCATTAGGAAAGTCAAAAGTCACGAAGCGGGGAGTTGCGTACGATTTGCCCCACTCACCGTACCGCGTATATGTGGATGGAACAATCTATCATTTTTCAAGTAGTGGACACAGAGATAAATTCACTGAGCTAATGTTTGAGAATAGATGCACTTTTAGCTACACCCTCCGCAAGCGCTTTGGATATCCCGTAGAAGCCAACGTGCTTGCAGACCTCACCCTTTACCACCGCGTAGAAACACGCGGATTCTGCATCTCATTCGTGGACGGAGGTTTTGTTACATGCCAAAGAGACCTAATATTGTCTGGACTGAACGTCGCTTCAAGACGCTAGAAAAGACAATTGCACATTTCAACCACACTATTGATGTCCGAATTAGGGACGACCCTTCGCTGATAAAATACCTGCCCGAGAAAAAGACATTGCAGGATGTAGCTAAAAACATCGACACTGAATCGGACTATAAACGATCCATCCGCCAGATGGAGTCATTCGACCGCTGGACAGCGACGAAGAAAGTCGAAGGCGAAGCGGGCGTAAAAACAACCAAGTGGCAGTATGACATATACAAGCGCGAGTATCAAGCAAGCGAAAAAAGCAAGGCAGAGAAGAGAGCCGCCGCAGACTTCTCTACAGAAAAGGGAAATATGGGGCAGGAAGCGAAACAGAATTTAAAGCCTAGCCCTTTCAACTTCGATAAGATGAAGCAGAAAGAATGGCTCAGGAAGCTACGCGTATTAGACAACAAAATGTCAGGAAACTACGATGCCAAGAAAGCCGCTGACTACAAGGAGAACTATATCAAGGCTATTGAAGGGCAGTTGGGCGAGTCTGGTGGAGAAGCAAATAGTCTGCAGGCTCTAATACAAGGTCTAAGCGCCGAATTCATAGCTAAGCATTATTCCGACAATGCTACGATGGCAATAGACTTCCCCTATAATGCCGATGAAGTAGGGGCAGACGATGTTGAAGCAGACGCTATCAAGGCATGGGAGAAGGCAATAGAAGAAGCCAAAGCAAGCGGCGAAGATTACATGGACGAAGGTTGGGGCGCTAAAGAGGACGAATTTGCCGATGCTGACGTGACACAGGGAAATGCTTCCCAGGGATTCGATCAAGACGGTGTGCTACCAGACTCCGCGTTTATCTCTGCTTTTGGGCAAGACGTATATGATGAGATAATGGGCGGAGGAGATTAGCCGATGCTGTTTACAGCAGACTTTGAGACAACTACAGATGTTTCAGATTGCAGGGTTTGGGCATACGGCATTTGCGAGATCGGTAACGAAGATAATTTTTTCTATGGAAACAACATGGACGATTTCTTTCGATTCTGTAGCGGCAAGGAAAATCATACGCTGTACTTTCACAATTTGAAGTTCGATGCAGAGTTCATTATGTGCGAGTTGTTCAAAAGAGGATTTACGCATGTATTAGACTCAAAGGATTTAGTAGCCGGTACGTTCTCGACGTTAATCAGCGATAAAGGTATCTTCTATTCTATGGAGATAATGTTTGACAAGACTAAGCGAGCGTCCAATAAGGTTACTATATACGATAGCTTGAAACTGCTCAATTTCAGCGTGGCAGAGATTGCCAAGGGATTCAACCTTCCCATAAGCAAGCTAGAAATAGACTACGATGAATTCCGCGAGGTTGGGCACAAGCTAACCGAACACGAAGTGGACTACCTGAGAAATGACGTCACTATTGTAGCCAAGGCGCTCAGCGTCCTATTCATGCAAGGAATGACCAAGATGACCACCGGCAGTAATGCCCTCGCCAACTACAAAGAGACTCTTGCCCCCAAGGTATTCGAGCGGCGTTTTCCCATTCCTGTATATGATAAGGATATTCGTCAATCGTACAGAGGTGGATTTACCTATTGTGACCCTCGACACAAAGGGCAGGATGTTGGAGAAGGCATCGTATTGGACGTAAATTCGCTCTATCCTAGTGTAATGTATTATCAGCCGCTTCCCTTTGGGGAAGGAAAATTCTTTCAAGGGCAGTACGTCCAAGATGATCGAAGCTACACGCTCTATATTCAGATGCTTACCTGCCAGTTCGATTTGAAGCCAGACCATATCCCCACAATACAGTTGAAGAATACGCTTCAATTTATCCCTACGGAATACGTTACTACAAGCGGGGACGAAGAAGTTACAATGTGTTTGACCTCTGTAGATCTGGCTCTGTTCTTCGCTCACTACGATGTGTTCAATATCACCTACCACAGTGGGTGGAAGTTTATGGCGAGTACTGGACTCTTTAGGGAGTACATCGACAAATGGAACGCGGTAAAGGTCGAGTCCACAATCAACGGAAACAAGGCAATGAGGACAATAGCTAAATTGATGCTTAATAGTCTGTACGGAAAATTCGCCCTAAATCCGAAGGTCAGAAACAAGAATCCCTATTATGACCATGGAATGATACGCTATACAGACGGCGCTGAGGAAATGCGTGACCCCATCTACATTCCGGTCGGTACTTTTATCACTTCTTGGGCGAGGTACAAAACAATCACTTCTGCACAGCTAGTATATGACCGCTTCCTGTACGCAGACACGGACAGCCTCCACCTATTGGGTACGGAAATACCCCCTATGTTGGAGATACACGATTCGGAGTTAGGAAAATGGAAGCACGAAGCAACCTTCACCAGAGCAAGATTCGTGCGGCAGAAAACCTACATCGAAGAAATCGGCGGTAAAATGCATATAACGTGCGCGGGTATGCCGTCGAAATGCTACGAGGGGGTAACTTGGGAAAATTTCTGCGCGGGAAGTAAGTTTAAAGGGAAGCTGCAACCGACACATGTTTCTGGTGGAATTGTATTAAAAACTGTTGACTTTACAATAAAGAGGTAGTACAATGTTAAATGTAGGGCATATACGATTTAAGGAACACAGCACGATTCGAGGAAAACTCAGGCTAATACCCTGCCTTGGACGTTGCGCCGTAGTTGGCGAGTTGTTCTATCGTATATCGCCCTATTTTTTGTTGTGCTGAGAAAGGAAAGAAATGAAAACGCTAGATTTCGTGGTAAAGCACACGGCCGACAAAACACTGATTAGGTTAGTAGATTGGGACACAGGCAAATTGCTATACGAAGGAAGAACGGAATTTCTACGCAATGACTACGGTGAAGAATATCCTGACGCCTATAACTCAAATTTAGGTTGGCTTGACAATACTACAGACGATGTAGTGCTGATATTTGTGGAGGTGGTAAACAATGTGGTATGACATAAGAAAGACCCTGTCCTATAACAAGCTATATAACTTCATCGTAGGAAACCGCGGCGGCGGCAAAACCTTCGGCTTCAAAAAGTGGGCAATAGAGGACTACAAAAAGAACGGCAATCAGTTCGTGTATCTTCGCCGCTACAAGCAAGAGCTGAAAACCATCAGCAAATTCTTCGACGATATAATCGAGTTTTTTCCTGAGGATAAATTTGAGGTCGATGGGATGCTCCTAAAAGTCAACGATCAGGTTGCCGGCACAGCAATGTGCCTTTCGACCGCCAAAATTCAGAAGTCTACACCGTTCCCATTTGTGGACAAGCTATTGTTCGACGAATTCATCATCGAGAAGGGCGTGTATCACTATCTACCGGACGAAGTGGTCAGTTTCCTTGAGTTGTACGAGACCGTTTCCAGACTCCGTGATGTAAAGGCATTTTTCATGTCCAATGCGCTCACGGTAACCAACCCCTATTTCATCTACTTCAGTCTTAACCTCCCCTACGGCACACTTATTTCCACTAAAGGAGACTTACTTTTACAGTTGGTGCAGGACGCGGAGTTTATCAAGGCAAAGAAAGCCACTAGATTCGGCAAGATTATCGACGGCACTCCCTACGGAAAATACGCAATCGATAATGAGTTTCTATTAGACAATCGGTGCTTTGTAGCCAAGAAAACGCCCAATGCTAGATACGTTTTCACCTTCATGTATAAGGACGTCAAATACGGCGTGTATATTGACGCTACGGTAGGATTGATGTTTGTGTCGAAGGATGTAGACCCCTCCTGCCGCACGATCTACAGTTTGACTCTGGCAGACCACTCGCCAAACACGATGCTCCTAAAAGGTATCAACAAGCGGCTTCTATTCTACAAGTTTACCGAGAATTTCAAGCTAGGCAATGTTCGCTTTGAAACAATCGGCATCAAAAATACGATAATGGAGGTCATCAAACTAACACTATGATGTACAGCGTTTGGGTTGCTCACGGCGGAGGGGACGCCTATTACCAAGATTATAGCGACGCCAATTTAGCTATAGTCTACCAGCACGCGAAAATGTGTGAATACAAAGGCGAGAAAGTTATGATACTTACACAGGACTTGGATTTAGTGTATAAAACAGGGGAGGTAAATCATGTGGGATGAATGGCTCGATCTTTTCTGGAGCGTGCAAGAGGTTGGATTTGACGCGGAACATGATACCCTAATGGCTATGCGTAATCATCCTGAGACTTTTATGGGTGAGGGAGATGGATTAGTTTATGACTGCTAAAGAAGCCTTTGAATACACCTGCAAAATGCTCGAGAAATACGCCGCAGATATTCTATATCGCACATGGTTCGACGCTTTTGATATGGTTATCTGGTGCTATTTCCGAGTGGGTAACAGATACTTCAAAATTTGCTATCCTATTAGCACGCTACTGAATCACGCTGACTGGAAAGCGTTTATCGAGGATGAAATGGTGCGACAAATAGCCGATATTAGATGGATTCTTGCGGAGGGTAAAACTGATGTGGCAAAAATGGATTAGGCAGTTAGACCAATGCGTCCTGCGGCGCTATGCGTGGTATATGTCTGCCGCCCCTCAGCTTTATGTAATCCGCGATCTGGCAAGGGGATTGACAAACAAGCATACTGTAGGCGCATATAAACAGGGTGTGAGTAAGCCGCGCGGAAAGAGGGGAGAATTTTAATGAGTGGTATTGCCTGCCTTATTCCTAAAGGTAAAGTGTGCTCGAAATAGCCTTATCTGAATGGTAGGTGCAAGGGATGTAGGTATTATGCCGAGTACTGGCAAAAAACCTATAGCGACTTCCTAAAAACTAGATTAAGTGAGGAGAGAAAGCATGTGGGAAAAGTGGCTGGAAGGAGTCTATGAGTGCCGAGGGTGCGAAGGAATTGAGGATATCTGCTACGGACTAATGTTCGTCAATAACAAGGTCTATTTTGTGGGTGGCTACTAATGTGGGAAAAGTGGATGCGCCAAATAACCAGACGAATAGCCTTCTATAATAAAAACCACCGTGGGTTTAACCGAGCCGCCCTCTCCCCAAGATGA